GCCAAGGATAAGTTGACGCGCAATAATCGACACTTCATCGAATACCGGCGTCTTCTCGCCGTTGCCCCCTTCGCTGACCTTTTCGCAGAACGGCAAAGCCGGATTTTGAATTCCATCTGTCATAGCGCACCCATATAATCACTAAAATTGCCGCCGATTCTTACATCGCCAACGGACTCATATTCAATCAATGCGCCTGGATTTAAACTGGCAAACCAGGCCAAACAAATGGCAACCGCCGCGTCGCCGTGACGTTGGCCACCGTCATTGCCTTTTGTGTGCCCGTTGTCCGGCACCTTCGGCACGCCTTTGACCACCTGGATAGCGCGAAGATCGTCGAGCACATCCGCATCTTTCGGGATGGTGATTTCGCCGTCTTCAAATGCCGCCTTCATCTTCGGCATGTTTTCCCGATACCACTCCAACGCCAGCATGACCTGGTGGATCATCGTCGAGCCATATTTCATCATTGCCACTTCCGCCAAGTACTGGCCATTGCCACGGGCATCATGCGCGCCAGCGCCGAAACGCGACAGTCGGTCGACAAGCCAGAATAGAAGCTGCTCTTGCTGCTTGAACGGCACATTGCGCAATTCGATCAAGAACGGCACGCGGCGACGCAGCCCGGAATCCTCAATCAACGGCGCAATCACGGAAAGATCGCCATTCCGTGCGAAGTCCATGCCGTAATACGAACGCTCACTTTTCGGCAAATCGGCAACCAGTTGTTCGAGATTTTCCTCAATCCAATCCACCACAAACGACTGCCGGTCGGTGTCGGATTGCAGCTCGAAATTCTCCGGGCAAGTCATGCGCAGCACGGGCAGCGACGCATCCATGCGCGATTCGATCAAAGCGCGGGACATATACGCGCCGCCAGACTGCGACGGAATACAATCCAATTCCTCGGCGTCGTTCGGGCGGTAGATTGCGCGAATTTCCTCGGCCCACTGCGACTGTGCCGCAAGTGACCATGCGCGTCCCGTGGCGAGAAACACGCGCTTGCAAAGCCCTTGTGCGATTGCTTCGTCGAAGGTAATGCGATGCAGCTTGTATGGCTTTTTCCCTGCGCGTATCTCTTCGATCAAATCGTTGAACGGATTATCGACGCCGTTGTGCGTGGAAATGATCGATACCGTGCCGCCCCAGATCAAGAGCGCGAATGCCGCCTTGAGCAATTCGCCCAAATTGTCATGGAAAGCGGCTTCGTCGATGATGACGCGCCCCTGCTTACCGCGCAGGTTGGACGGACGTGACGACAATGCCGTGATACGAAAGCCGGATGCGAACCGGATGCGGAACGCCAAAATGTCGCGGTCTTCGTCCTTTAAAACGATTTCCTCCATCGCCGACGCCGCCATACCGTAGTGCTTGGCCCAGAAAGCGCAATCGAGAATGAACTCTTCCGACATGTCTTTGTTGTAGCCGATGTACCACGTATCAACGCCGTCAGCGGCGGCGGCTTTAAGCGTGGACTTCGCCGCTTCGGCCCAACTCAAGCCGACACGCCGCGATTTTTCCGATACGATCACTTGCGATTCGTCGGCGACCCATGCTTGCTGGTACGGTAGAAGAACGGCGTCGGTCATGGCTTGTTCAAGCTCTTTACGAAGGCATGCAGCGCGCGTGCTATCCGGCCTGCGTGCGAAAGAGCGGACAAGCCAATGCCGAACCCGATACCTGTCACGAATCCATTGATTAGGTTAGATATTGTCAACGTGGTCCGCCATCGAAATAGTCGTATGAAAATCAGAAATTCCGCGCCATTTGAAGCGGCGCGGAATTGTTCAACGATGAGACAACTTTTACGCCGCTGCCGGCGCGAGCACCGCTACCGCAGCCGAACGCGCTTCGGTAACGAGTTGCGACAACAAAGTGCTGGTCGAAGTCGCAGACAGCGCAGCGACTTGCGCATCCAGTTGATCGAAGACGCTGAACAGGCCCGGATACTCTGCCGCAAGTTTCGCTTCCAGCGTGGCTGCTGCCTGCGCGGCTTGATCCTGCGCTTGAGCCGATGCAACGGCTTGAGCGTCGGCGGATGCCTGACCTTGGCCCGTTGCGCTGGATGTGGTGCCGGTTGAGGTGTCGACCGTTGCGAGTTGGACTGTCGTCGATGCGGTTTGTGTCGACGCCGCATCCGTAGTTGCAACTTGCGCGACCGCGCCACCTGTGGTTGACGTATCCGTCGCTGCAGCCGTGCCAGTCGACGTATCGGTGCTTTGCGCTGTTCCGGCCGTGGAGGAACTTGCAACTGCTTGCGCGGTTTGCTGCGCTAGTGCGGCTTGATCGGTTGCCAACGCGGTTTCTTCAGTTTGCAGCGTCGCTTGATCGGTCGCGATCTGCTCTTGCGTTGCCGCGATGTTGGCTTGGTCTTGTGCTACTTGATCGGCTAATTCCATGTGATGCTCCTGGTTGAATTGATAAAAGAATGCGGCACTTTCTCCGCCCGTCAAAAACTCGTTTATTCGGAGATTCCTAAAATGCTTCTCCTGATTTCTTCAATGGCGTCGCCGGTGAGGCCAGAATTTTTTACGAGGCTGTCGACCTTTGCCGCAGCCGCCTTTGCCTTCTCTTTGACCTTGCTGCGGAATTCCTTCACGTTGGTCGACGCGAAAGCGATTTCGGTTGCGATGGTCGCGAGTTTGGCAAAGCCGACTTTGGGGTCGTCTTCCAAATTCATCAGCATCGAAAATACTTTCTCCTGCACGACGCGCAGCAATGCATCGGACAAAGCGTTTTCGTCATCCGGCACCGCCTTCGCGATGGCCTCGGCCTGCTCGGTCGCCAGCTTGAGCGCGGCCATGCGCGTTTCAAACTGCGAGCCGTAGCGATGCAGCGACGACTTGCTGATATCGAAGCCCTTTGCCTTCAATCCCGACGACAGCAACTCGTAATCGGAAAAGTTCCCTTCGATCAGGGCGTTGTCCAGCCATTCCTTGACCGCTTTCGGCAAGCCGACTACACGCGAGCGCCGGGCCATCAAAGCCACCTCGTCATTCGATTGATGTGCAGCATCGTCATGCCCAATACTTCTTTGGCCTGGCGATACCCGGTTCGCACGAAACGGTGTACTCGACCACATCGATGCCGGCCCGCACCAGCTTGGCGTGCCAGCATGGGCCGTCCTTGCCTGTGACTTCGACCAGTTCCCGGCTTTCCAGATAATCCAACTCGCGCTGCAATTCCAATTTCGTAATTGGCACCGTATCCGATAGCGCGGTGATGATAAGAGCTTCACTTGCCCCAATCGGCCTTGCGCAGTTCAAGCACTGTAAAATCAACCAGCGGTTGGTTTCGCGCCGTGCCTTTTCCATATCTACGTTAGACATTGGTATTCTTCCCAAAAAAGCGATCCATGCGCATCGCCAAGCCATCAAGCTTGGCGTGTATTCCCATCTCAGAGCGGATGGCGTCTTCTCGCCGCACATATTTGTCCGGGAGATCGGCCCGCAGCATGAGGATGTCTTTGTCGGTGGCCCGTTGCAGAACCTCCAATTGATCGAGGCGCTCGGTAGCGCGGGTGTTGGCTTCAACTTGCTGCGCGCTTAATTTGTCAAGGCGGTCGTCTGCATGTTCATTCGCTTCTTTCCGCGCTTTTTCAAGCTCCTCAAAGCGCCGTTTCAGATCGGCCTTGAACTGCCTCACCATCATGACGATCAACACCCAAAATGCGCCGATCAAAAAGGCGACGACAGCGCCGCCCATGCGCACCAAATCCCAGAAATCAATTTGTATCGTGGTCATATTTTTGCGATCTGAGCCTATGCGGTAGCGAGACTGGCCAACGCACGTTGTGCGCTTGCGTATCCGTTATTGCGGAGTTGCATCATCACTGACGCCGACATGTTGCGGTCAAGGCCATTTGCGAATCCGGTCTCGACAAAAGCGAAGTGCGTACCCTCCTGCTCTTCCAAATCCACATGCGTGTTCTCGTTGGCGTCGAGCAGCATATTGACCAGGCGCGGCAACGTGGACAGGAAAGAATGACCGCCTGGTGTTAGCGGTGCAGACTTCGACACAAGCTGAATCCCGAGGCGCGGTACGCTGTCCAGGATCAGCTTGTCGGCAGGGATGTTGTTTTCCACACCACCGTCTTCGAGCAGGTAGCCGTTGTACTCGACCGGCGCGTAGGCGACCGGGATCGAGGCGGAGGCGCGAGCGGCGAGTGCAACCTTGACGTTCGGCGTGGTGCGCCGGCTGAACTCGAACGGCGCGGCGTTGGTAATGTCGGACGCCATGATGACGAGATCGGTATCGAGTTCGGCAAATGTTTTGCCGTCCGATTTATCGATCATCCAATTTAGCAGCGTATCGCCGGAGCAATAGCCCTTGTTGGCGATCAGCGACCAAGGGCTGAACGTCAGCATGTCCGACCAATCGGTGGTCATGGTGAGAGTATGCATGTCATCCAAATCCATGCCGCATGCCGCCAGCATCGCGATAATAGAGCCGCCTGAAGTACCGGCGTATTGAATCGGTTTGAATCCGGCATCTCGCACCGCCATCAACGCACCAACGTGCGCGGGAAACTTGAAACCGGAGCCACTCAAGGCGAGGCGAATTGCCTTCGACAGGGCACTCAAATTGCCTAGTGCATGGGCTAAATTTGCCAGCTTTCTGGCTTGAACTGTTGATGATGTCATCGGCTCACCTTGGCTTGGTCGGTTGAATGCCCTGCGGCGTTGTTGCATGTCGCAGGGCATTGGTTGGCTATGAAGACTTGCTAGGCCGACGCTTGCGCGACTGCGGGCGCTTCTACGGCAGCCGGAGCAAGCGTAGAGGTTGCCGCGCCGACTCCAGCGGCTGCCGGTTCGGATGCGGTAGCTGTTGGGGTCACAGTCGGCGCGGACGCTGCGGCTTGAATACCAGACTTCAACTGTTCAAAGGTGCTGGCTGCGACGCCAACCGAGGTAAGCACGGAGCTGGTCAAGGCGACCGCAGTAGTGGCTTTTTGAGTCTCTTGGCCCGATCCAGGGTGAACCTTGTTGACGAACGATATTACAGAGGGCATCAGTTCAACCAGGGCTTCGATACCTGTGATAAATACGGTTAAATCCATGTTGATTCCTTCAATGTTATTAACGATGGTGGATAAATGTGGCGACGCTTCCGCTACCACAGGTTGATAGCGCACTGCCGATGAATCTGGCACTGCGATATTCGAGAAACACAAGTCGAATAGGCGGCGACCGAGTCGATACAACTTGTTCACGAATTAGCGGCGCATGGCGCGTTTATGACGCAATTGATTG